CCAAAAGTCAGTCCTTACGTCTAGACGATGCATTGCAGGTGCAATTAGAGCCTGTAATCTTACGAGCATGTCTGCACCGATGTTCCAGTCTTCATTGGGATAAGCGATTTTACAGAATGTCGGAATCATTTCACCGATGTTTCCTGTGAATGCGAAATTATGTGATAGGTCGAATGGGTTACGGCCCACTCTTTCTACTTGTACGTCCGTGAATTCGCGATTTCTACCACTTTCGATAGTTCTGCGATAGCCCCCACGTGGGGCTGTGATTGATTTTTTAACTTTTTGTTTCATTTAATTTTTTGAATAAGTGAATTTTGAGCATTCAAATTGATTCCACGCAAATATTATAGTACATAAGTTTTTACTACGAATGTCATAATAATATAATACTGATTTTTTCCTCATTATTTGAATAGATTAGGATAACGTCTTTTGAGTTCCTTTACTTCTTCAGGGGAGAGAGTATTTTCAAGTCTTCCCATCATTTTAGAGATAATGCCCGATACATTGCCGCCACCTCGTTTTATTTCCGCGTCTAGTTCCTGAAGTAATAACTTCATTTCGTTTGATTGTGGAGCGTATTTGTTTGCGATTTCGATTGCCTGAATCTGTTGGTCTATGAGACGCATTTCAAGTTCAAGTTTTTCTATTTCAGCATCGAGTTTATGAGCAATATTTGGTTGCTGTTTTAGTTCAAATAGACGTTTTTGACGAATAGCCTTGATTTCTTCAAGGGTTTTTGCCACATCTGTTGAATTCTTAAGTTGAGCGCGCTCATTTGCATCATAATTGAGTCCTTTAGCCTGTTTTTTCAGTTCAAGGTCAGCCTGTAAGATATCCGCCTGTAGATTGGCGGATTTTATCGTAGTAGGTCTTAAATCCCTTTCTACTCCTAATTGGAATTCCTTTGTGTCACCTTCGATACCTGAAAGACGAGCCTGTTTTTCGATTAGATTTGCTTGAGCTTGGAGGTTAGAAGTCTCCTGTTGTGTCTTTAATAGGGTAAAGAAAGTATTCATTGCTGTTTTCAATCCGTCTAGGTTCATCTGTTGTGCCGGTTGAGAGCCACCTGAAGGTTGGGCCTGTCTTGGTTGTTCGGTCTGTCCTACAGTTCCTTGTGTATACATTAATGCAGGATTTAGTCCGCCTTGTTTCAAGCGGTTCATTTGGGCATAAGGAGAATTGTATTCCTCAAGATGTTGTCTGTCTGCCAAAGCATCGTTCCTTTGCTGGTGATAGACATCCCATTGAAATTGTCTGTCCATGGCGTTTTGTTCGGATTGGAACTTTCTGTTTTTCTTTGACTGATACATGTCTACGAAACCCTGTCCTCCTGCCATAGCGGCAGGTAGAAGCCAATCAAGAGCCATTTTTTGCACGTCTCCCAGCCGTGATTTGCCTGGTAGTCTGTACAGGTACCTGGAAGTATGAATATGGAAGTCTCAGTACAAAGGCTTTTCTTTGCCTCATTAGGTTTTCTATATGCAAATATGCCTTATATATCTGATTTCCAAACATATGCGACCTTGCATTTATACGACCATGTAATTGAATTGAATTCATGGGGTCGATTAGCACTAATACATTAAGGAGATTAGTGCTGTGGAGTCGCCTCCTTTTTCAACTCGTTTTTAACCTCGTTTCGGATTTGTTCCCGGTACTTCTCTTGAAGTCGCTGATTTTCAATACGTTGCTTTTCCATTTGCTGTACCTGGAGTTCGGTTTGGATTGTTTCCAATCTTTTCTTGTTTTCCGTGATACGTTGGTGAAGTTCACACATTGAGAGTTTACGGGCATCTATGCCCTGTACATAGTCCATCATTTCAGGGTCGGTGAAATGCGGTTGCTGTCCTCTGTGTTGTCCTCCTGCATACTTCTGCATGATGACTGACATTGTCATGTTCCTGTCGGGTACTACAGGTGATGGAGGATACTTACGACTGTTTTTCCTAGAAGGTCTAGGGTTTAATACGCTGAAAGCGTAGGGCTTTTTTTCGGTCCCTTTGACCACCATTTGTTTTTTCATTACTTTTTAGGTTTTTTAATTGTTCTCCAAATTGTTACTACTAGCACTGCTAGCTGGGTCAGCAGACCCATGACGTTGTTAATTGTTTCAGGGTCAGGCATTGCTGCTGCTGCCTGTCCTGCTGCGGATGTTAAGAGTAGTACACCTCCCGTGCCTATCTCTTTTAGTTGTTGTTGGTTCATATAATTATGATAATTAAATGGTATCACGAAATTGAGGGATATTTTTCAAATCCCTTTGTTCTGACTGCATTCTTTCTTCCCACATTTTGTTGAAATCTTCTTTTGACATTGTTTCGAATTCTTCCGATTGCTTTGCTTCGAAGTATTTTCCTATTTCTTCCATCTGTCTGAAATTATAGAAATGCTGTTTGTAGTATCTAGGCATTGGCGCAAGTGCGCCGTTTGATAGTTTTAGCGCGAAGCGACCCGTAAGGTCGGATATATGATATTTACGCGCTGCATGTGTGAGGTATTGAGAGCCTAGTTTTTTTGACATTGCCGAGAATTCCTGCTGCCTGTCATCTCGGGCATGTTTTTTACGTGTTACTTTTTTAAGCATGTATTTTAAGGCATAGCCTACCGATGCTTCAGTTATACGTCCTACTGTGACATAACCTTTTTTCCATACGGGTGATTCTAGTTCTACTGTTCCGTCCATTGGTATTAGATTGTTTTCAAGAGCATATGCGGCCTGTGGTCCTACGATTGTCTTTAAGTCTGCATTGAATATGAGAGCATGATAATGAGGACGATGAGTATTTGTTCCGTATTCGCCTACGGCGTAGTATTTGATACGTTTACTGTTTTTTTTGCGCAAGGCCTTCCAGAAGGCCCGTAGATGGTCTTTATTGAGTGTTTTAAATCCGTTATTCGTGTATTCCACATTGTCAGTTGAATATGTCATTGTGAGAAAGTACGAAGTATCGGAATATTTTTCCTCTGTTAGAAGTCGGAAAGACCAACCCGAAGCGTAACGCTTTGCGCAATTAGGGCATTTGCCGCAAGGTACGGCAATGCCATTCTTTAATTTGATTCTGTTTTTACATGATGTACTCATTTCATTCGTATTTTAATTAATTAATTGATTTTTATTCGCTGTCGCTCATACCTAACGCACCCAACCCAAACTAAGAACGTCGGAAGTCGCTCCGCTCCGTGTTGTCAGTTTTTTTCAGGCGACCTGAGAAAAAAACTGTGCATAAGCCTTGTCCTCGTTCCTCGGATGCTGCGGCTGCGTTTTGGGGGGTTAGGTTAGGTTTTAAGTGATTTGTTTAGACCTCCTCGGGTGTCCTCGGATGACTATAGGTGTGCTACGCACGTTTGTTTTTAGCTCATTGCCGCATGGCTAGTGTTTTCATGCAGGGGGGGGTAATTCCCCCTGTCGCTCCGCTACCCCCTTTACCATCAAGAAGAAGCCCCTTTCGGGGCTTTCTTTATAGGTGAGGTGTTGAGAAGGTTGGAAGACATCTGATTGCCCGTATCTTGAAGTATACGTTAAAGAGGATGAGGTCGTCTTCATCTACTGCAAATGGGTCTACGAAGTCCTGTGAGTCTACCTCGAGGAAGACATCTGATAATGTCGGAGGTGTTTGGAATCTTCGAGCGAAAGTCCAAAATGGCATTCCGCCTGAACCTGTTGATTTGGCGAATAGTCCTGCTATCCTGTTTTGAGCGTATTTCAGTTCGGAGAAGCGAGGGATATATCCGAATACGTCAGGAGATACAGAAGGGCCTTGATAGGAGAATAGTTCCCGCATTGTGACGGGTTGTTCACCGATGTGAGCGAATGATGGCCACATCAGGCCGTCAAGAGGATTTTGCGGAACATCGAATTCCGCCTTCGGTATACCTTGAAAGTAAGCGGGTTTTGGTATAATGTAGGTTATACCTATTAAAATTGTATGCTCCTCGGTATGATAGTGTCCGAAGTTTCCTTCAGCGACAGAGACGGCATGTCCTGCCATATTACCTTGTGGAAGTCCGCCTGTTTCACCAGTTTGATTTAGAACTTCGGAGATATGAACAGGAGATGTTACGCCTGTTATGAACTCTGGACGTTGTAACCTAGCGTCTGAAGTGTATTCATCAAAGTGCATGATGAGCATTTCAGTATAACGTGTTCCACCGCGTGCTGATTTTTCAAGCCATTCCTGTATGATTTCAGTACGTCTTAGGTCTGTTATGGTAGTAGGTTCTACGATTAAAGACAGTTGTGGGTCATAGGTCTGTCCGAGAGCAGAAGCAAGAACGGGAGCAGGTCCGTATAGAACCGCCTGCGTATCTACTGTTATTGGTCCGCCTACAGGACCATTAACGATTGCACCTTGTACAGGTGTTTGTACGCCTGTTGCCCTGTCTCTGAATAATGGAGGGTTTGTGAGTGTCTGCCAGTTCGGGTCAAGTGCGATTTGTCCAAGTGGTATATCTACAGGTGATGCACCCAATTGAGGATCGGGAAGACATGATGTAAAATAGTCATGTTCGAAAGTCACCTTTCTGATTCCGAATAGGTCTGTAATGTTGGCAGTGTTGTTGCCATCTGCGAGTTCCTGTCTTAGAGGTGTAACAAGTGCCTGTGGTCTGTACCATTCGTTGTATATCATGTTATAGGCTGCTCCTGCAATAGCGCTGATATTTTCAGTTTCACCTGGTGCGGCATCTTCATGAGGTCCACAACCTAGATAGTCCATCATACGAAGTACGTTAGCATCTGTTGCAGTTGATACAGTTACGAAAGGCCACGATGGAAGTCCTGCACCGCTTGAGTCGTTACGTACGAATTTCTCGAAGTTTGGCCATAGTAGTCTTAAAGGTACTGCCCAAAAGTCAGTCCTTACGTCTAGACGATGCATTGCAGGTGCAATTAGAGCCTGTAATCTTACGAGCATGTCTGCACCGATGTTCCAGTCTTCATTGGGATAAGCGATTTTACAGAATGTC